ATGAAATCGGGCGCCGTCTGGCTTGCCTCCGCGCTGCCCGGGGAGATTGACGGCTTCATCGGCTCGCTGAGCGAGGCGGCGCTGCTGGCGCTGCCCTGGGTGTTCGAGTTCTGGGCGCTGCCGCACCAGCTGCCGCCGGAGGGGGAATGGACCACCTGGGTGGTGATGGGCGGGCGCGGCGCGGGCAAGACCCGGGCCGGGGCCGAATGGGTGCGGGCGCAGGTGGAGGGGGCGCGGCCGGAGGACCCGGGCCGCGCCCGCCGGGTGGCGCTGGTGGCCGAGACCATCGACCAGGGGCGCGAGGTGATGGTGCTGGGCGACAGCGGCATCCTGGCCTGCTCGCCCCCCGACCGGCGGCCGAAATGGGTGTCGGGGCGCAACGCGCTGGAATGGCCGAACGGGGCGGAGGCGCGGCTGTTCTCGGCCCATGACCCGGAGAGCCTGCGGGGGCCGCAGTTCGATGCGGCCTGGGCGGACGAGCTGGCGAAATGGCCGAAGGCGCAGGCGACCTGGGATCAGCTGCAGTTCGGGTTGCGGCTGGGGAGGGCTCCGCAGCAGGTGGTGACGACGACGCCGCGCAATGTGGAGGTGCTGAAGGCGATCCTGAACAATCCCTCGACGGTGATCACCCATGCCCCGACCGAGGCCAATCGGGCCTATCTGGCGGAAAGCTACCTGGCCGAGGTGCAGTCGCGCTTCGGCGGCACGCTGCTGGGGCGGCAGGAGCTGCTGGGGGAGCTGGTGGAGGACGTGCCGGACGGCCTCTGGACGCCGGCGATGATCGCGGCGGCGCAGGGGGCGGCGGCGGTGGAGCCGGTGCGGGTGGTGGTGGCGGTGGACCCGCCGGTGACGGCGACCAAGGTGTCGGACGAATGCGGCATCGTGGTGGTGGGGGCCGACACGCGGGGCGATCCGGCGCGCTGGCGGGCGGTGGTGCTGGCGGACCGCTCGGTCCGCGGGGCTTCGCCGGACGGCTGGGCGCGGGCGGCGCTGGCGGCGATGGAGGAGTTCGGGGCCGAGCGGCTGGTGGCCGAGGTCAACCAGGGCGGCGATCTGGTGCAGGGGGTGATCCGGCAGGTCGACCCGCTGGCGCCGGTCCGGGCGGTGCGGGCGATGCGGTCGAAGATGCTGCGGGCGGAGCCGGTGGCGGCGCTGTATGAACAGGGCCGGGTGGCGCATGTCCGCGGGTTGGAGGCGCTGGAGGCGCAGATGCTGCAGATGGCGCGGACAGGGTGGAAGGGGCAAGGGTCGCCCGACCGGCTGGACGCGCTGGTCTGGGCGCTGACCGAGCTGATGGTGGACCGGGCCGGGCAGGGGCGGCCGGGACTGCGGACGCTGTAACTGCATGGAAATGCTGGATGTCATGGCCCGGGTCTTCAACCCGCGGCGCGGCCGGGGCTTGCCTGCGGCCGGAGAGAAGAGGAGCGGCGAGGGTGTTCGATTTCCTGAAACGGGCCGGGCGGGCGGATGCTCCGGCGGAGAGGAAGGCCAGCGCCACCGGGCGGGTGGTGGCCTGGGGCGGCTCGGGCCGGGTGGCCTGGAGCCCGCGCGACGTGGTGTCGCTGACGAAGGGGGGTTTTCAGGGCAATCCGGTGGGGTTCCGGGCGGTGAAGCTGATCGCCGAGGCGGCGGCGGCGCTGCCGGTGGTCTGCCAGGACGCCGGGCGGCGCTATGAGGTGCATCCGCTGCTGGGGCTGCTGGCGCGGCCGAATGCCGGGCAGGGGCGGGCGGAGCTGCTGGAGTCGGTCTACGGCTTCCTGCTGCTTTCCGGCAATGCCTATCTGGAGGCGGTGCCGGGGGCGGGGAAGCTGCCGGGGGAGCTGCATGTGCTGCGCTCGGACCGGATGGCGCTGGTGCCGGGGCCGGACGGCTGGCCGGTGGCCTATGACTATTCGGTCGGCGGCCGGGTGCATCGCTTTCCGGTGGCGGAGGGGCCGGGACCGATCTGCCATGTGAAGGCGTTCCATCCGACCGACGACCATTACGGGCTGTCGCCGATGCAGGCGGCGGCGGTGGCGGTGGATGTGCACAACTCTGCCTCGGCCTGGTCGAAGGCGCTCTTGGACAATGCGGCGCGGCCGAGCGGGGCCATCGTCTACAAGGGGGCGGACGGGCAGTCGAACCTGTCGCCGGACCAATACGACCGGCTGGTGAGCGAGATCGAGACCCATCACCAAGGCGCGCGGAACGCCGGGCGACCGATGCTGCTGGAGGGGGGCCTGGACTGGAAGCCGATGGGGTTCTCGCCGTCGGACATGGAGTTTCACGAGACCAAGCAGGCGGCGGCGCGGGAGATCGCCATCGCCTTCGGGGTGCCGCCGATGCTGGTCGGCATTCCGGGCGACGCGACCTATGCCAATTACCAGGAGGCCAACCGGGCCTTCTACCGGCTGACGGTGCTGCCGCTGGCGACGCGGGTGCTGGCGGCGCTGTCGCATTGGCTGGCGCAGTTCACCGGCGAGGCGGTGGAACTGAAGCCCGACCTCGACCAGATCGCCGCGCTGGCGGCCGAGCGCGACCAGCAATGGGCGCGGGTGGGGGCGGCGGATTTCCTGACGGTGGCGGAGAAGCGGGTGTTGCTGGGCCTGCCGCGGCTGCAGGAGGAGGAATGAGCGGGTCGCGGTTCCTTTTCGACAGCTTCGACGCGGCGCAGGCGCGGATCGAGGCGAACGAGCGGGTGATGGCGGAGCGCTGGACCGCGCTGGAGTTCCGGCTGGCGCAGATCGACGCCAGCCTGGAGCGGCTGGAGCGGCGGATCTGGCTGGGGGTCTATGGCGTGGCGGCCTTCCTGCTGGCGCAGGGGGCGGAGGCACTGATCAAGGCGGCGATGAGGTGAGGCGATGATCGGGGATTACGGGGCGCCGGAGCGGAAATACCACCGCCCGGAGGCCGGGCTGACGGTGACGGAAGGCCGGGTGGTGGCGGGCTATGCCTCGCTGTTCGGGGTGAAGGACCAGGGCGGCGACGTGGTGGCGCCGGGGGCCTATGCGGCCTCGCTGGCCAAGCTGGGCGGCAAGGGCGAGCGGGTCAGGATGCTGTGGCAGCACGACCCGGCGCAGCCCATCGGCGTCTGGGACGAGGTGCGGGAGGACGGCCGCGGCCTCTGGGTCAAGGGGCGCCTCCTGACCGAGGTGGAGAAGGGCCGCGAGGCGGCGGCCCTGCTGGCGGCGGGGGCGATCGACGGGCTGTCGATCGGTTACCGCACCGTCAGGGCGGAGCGCGACGGCAAGGGGCGGCGCCTCCTGCAGGAGCTGGAGTTGTGGGAGGTGTCGCTGGTCACCTTTCCCATGCTTCCCGAGGCGCGGGTGGCGGCGAAATCGGACCCGGCCTCCGACGCCTTCCGCGCCCTGGCCGCGGTCTTCGAGGACGCGCGCCGGAGCCTGGCCGGACGCTGACGCGCCGGGGATTTTCGTGAGGAAAGGGATGGACGTGATGACCGAGAGAGAGGCTCGGGCCGGGGAAGGCTTGTCCCCGGACCTGTCGCCGGCGGCGGAGGCGAAAGCCGCGATGGCCGGTTTCCTGAAGGAACTGAAGGGCTTTCAGGAAGAAGTGAAACAATCGCTGCAACATCAGGAAGAGCGGATGACCATGCTGGATCGGAAAACCATGAGCTACGGCCGCCCGGCCCTTTCGGCCGCGGCGGAGACGGAGGCGCCGCACCGGAAGGCCTTCGACGCCTATCTGCGGTCGGGCGACGACGACGGGCTGCGCGGGCTGGTGCTGGAGGGCAAGGCGATGTCCACCGCGGTGGCGGCGGACGGCGGCTATCTGGTCGACCCGCAGACGGCGGACACCATCCGGTCGATGCTGGTCTCCACCTCCAGCCTTCGGGCGGTGGCCAATGTGGTGCAGGTCGAGGCGACCTCCTTCGACGTGCTGATCGACCGCTCGGAGGTGGGATCGGGCTGGGCCACCGAGGCGACGGCGCAGGCGGAGACGTCGACGCCGACCATCGAGCGGATCTCGATCAAGCTGCATGAGCTGTCGGCGATGCCGAAGGCCAGCCAGCGGCTTCTGGACGACAGCGCCTTCGACGTGGAGGGGTGGCTGGCGAACAAGATCGCCACCCGCTTCATCCGGGCGGAATCGGCGGCCTTCGTCAACGGCGACGGGGTGGATAAGCCGAAGGGCATCCTGCTGCCGGCCAAGGTGGCGAATGCCAGCTGGACCTGGGGCAGCCTCGGCTATGTGCCGACCGGCGCGGCGGCGGATTTCGCCACCGCCAATGCCAGCGACTGCATCGTCAACCTGGTCTATGCGCTGGGCGCCGACTACCGCGCCAACGGCGCCTTCGTGATGAACTCGAAGACCGCGGGCGCGGTGCGGAAGATGAAGGATGCCGACGGCCGCTTCATGTGGGGCGACAGCCTGCAGGCGGGCGAGCCGGCGCGGCTGATGGGCTATCCGGTGCTGGTCTGCGAGGACATGCCGGATGTGGCGGCGAATGCCTATCCCATCGCCTTCGGCGATTTCGCCGCCGGCTATACGGTGGCGGAGCGGCCGGACCTGCGCATCCTGCGCGATCCGTTCTCGGCCAAGCCGCATGTGCTGTTCTACGCGTCGAAGCGCGTGGGCGGCGACATCACCGATTACGCGGCGATCAAGCTCTTGAAGGTCGCCACCTCGTAAGGCGGCCGACGCGATCCCGGTCCCTTGCGGGGCCGGGACGGGCGCGCGCCGGACTTCCGTTCCGTCTAGCTGCTCCCCCTTCCGTCCGAGCGGAGCGGGAGAGGCGCGCGCCCACCCCATTCTTGCGGCATCGGAGACCAGGATGATGTTGACCGAACTGACGGCGGTGCCGGGGGCGGCGCTGCCGGTGGCGGAGTTGCGGGACCATCTGCGGATGGGATCGGGCTTCGCGCTGGCCGAGGGGCAGGAGGCGCTGCTGGAGAGCCACCTGCGCGCGGCGATGGCGGCGATCGAGGGGCGGATCGCCAAGGCGCTGATCCGGCGGCGGTTCCGCTGGGTCGCGGGCTGCTGGCGCGATCCGGTGGCGTTGCCGCTGGCGCCCGTGGCCGAGGTCCATGGCGTGACGCTGGTGGATGCGGCGGGCGCGGCGGTGGCGGTACCGGCGGCGCGCTGGCGGCTGGTGGCCGACATGCACCGGCCGCGGTTGGCGGGGCGCGGCGGGGCCTTGCCGGAGGTGCCGGCGGAGGGCCGGGCGGAGGTGGAGTTCGACGCGGGCTTCGGGCCGGGGTGGACGGATGTGCCGGCCGACCTGCGGCAGGCGGTGCTGCTGCTGGCGGCGGAGTTCTACGAGCACCGGCACGACGACGGGTCTTGGGGCGCCGGGTTGCCTCTGGGCGTGGCGGCGCTGATCGAGCGTTGGCGGCAGGTGCGCATCCTCGGCGGGGGCCGCAGATGAGGGCGCCGCATCTGAACCGGGCGCTGGAGTTGCAGGAGGCGGTGCGCGGGCCGGACGGGGCCGGGGGCTTCTCGGAGGTCTGGACGACGCTGGGCACGCTCTGGGCCGAGGTGGTGCCGGGAGCGGGGCGCGATCCGGCGGGGGAGGAGGTGGTGCTGGCCTCGGTGCCCTATCGGATCACCGTGCGCGCGGCGCCGGCGGGGGCGGCGGGGCGGCCGAAGCCGGGGCAGCGGCTGCGCGAGGGGGAGCGGGTCTTCGCCGTGCTGGCGGTGGCCGAGCGCGATCCGGCGGGGCGCTACCTGACCTGTTTCTGCCGCGAGGAGGAGCCGAGATGAGCTATGGCGCAGCGGCTGCTTTGCAGGCGGCGGTCTATCAACATCTGACGGAGGACCCGGCGCTGGCGGGAGTGGCGGTGCATGACGCGGTGCCGCCCGGGCCTGCCGGGACCTTCGTGCTGGTGGGACCGGAGGAGGTGCGGGACGCCTCGGACAACTCCGGTGCGGGGGCGGAGCACCGGCTGGCGGTCAGCGTGATTTCCGACGGCGCGGGGTTCCTGGCGGCGAAGACCATCGCCGCGGCGATCTCCGACCGTCTGGCTGGGGCAAGCCTGACGCTGGCGCGGGGGCGGCTGGTCAGCCTGCTGTTCCAGCGCGCCAGCGCCCGGCGGATCGACGAGGGCGAGGTGCGGCGGATCGACCTGACCTTCCGCGTCCGCATCGAGCTTTGAACAATATTTGCAAGGAGATGGGCCATGGCAGTTCAGGCCGGCAAGGACCTTCTGATCAAGATCGACCAGACCGGGGACGGTCAGTTCGAGACCATCGCGGGGCTGCGGGCCACGCGCATCAGCTTCAACGCCGAGACGGTGGATGTCACCAGCTTGGAGAGCCAGGGCGGCTGGCGCGAGTTGCTGGCGGGGGCGGGGGTGAAATCCGCGGCGATCTCCGGCTCGGGCGTGTTCCGGGATGCCAATACCGACGAGAGGGCGCGGCAGATCTTCTTCGACGGAGAGATTCCGGCCTTCCAGGTGGTGATCCCGGATTTCGGCACGGTGGAGGGGCCGTTCCAGATTTCGGCGCTGGACTATGCCGGCAGCCACAACGGCGAGGCGACCTATGAGGTGACGCTGGCCTCGGCCGGCGTGCTGACCTTTACGGCGCTGTGATGACCAACCCTTGGGCGGGAGAGGTGGCGGTCGTGCTGGACGGGCGGCCCCATGCGGCCAAGCTGACGCTGGGGGCGTTGGCGGAGCTGGAGGCGGCGCTGGAAACAGGGTCGCTGCTGGATCTGGTGGAGCGGTTCGAGGCGGGGCGGTTTTCATCCCGCGACGTGCTGGCGCTGATCGTGGCCGGGCTTCGGGGCGGCGGCTGGCAGGGAACGGCGGCGGACCTGCTGCGGGTGGAGATCGGCGGCGGGCCGGTGGAGGCGGCGCGGGCGGCGGCGGAGCTTCTGGCCCGCGCCTTCGCCCTGCCGGGCGAGGGGTGAGGCCGGCGATCGACTGGCCCGGGCTGATCCGGGCCGGGCTGCGGGAGCTGCGGCTGGAGCCGGCGGCGTTCTGGCGGCTGACCCCGGTGGAGTTGCGGATGATGCTGGGGGCGGAGCAGGCGGCTCCGCCCCTGACGCGGGCGCGGCTGGCGGAACTGGCCGCGGCATTCCCGGACATGGAGAAGGGGAAGGGCGATGGAGACGACCGGGGATTTGCTGGATCGGCTGGCGGCGCTTGAGGACAGCCTCGGCAGTTCGGCGGCGATGGTGGCGGCTTTCGACGGCGAGATGGCGCGGATGCGGGAGACGATGGTCTTCACCGGGCGCGAGATGGACAGCCTGTCGCGGGGCCTGAGCGGCGGCCTGCGGCGGGCCTTCGATGGCCTCGTGTTCGACGGGATGAAGCTGTCGGACGCGCTGAAGGGCGTGGGCAAGGCGATCTCGGACACGATCTACAACATCGCGATGAAGCCGGTGACCAATGCCATGGGCGGGGCCCTGGCGGAGACCTTGGCGGGGGTCATGGGGGCCTTCATGCCCTTCGCCAAGGGCGGGGCCTTCGCGCAGGGCAGGGTGATGCCCTTCGCCAAGGGGGGCGTGGTCTCCTCGCCGGTGACCTTTCCGATGCGGGGCGGGCGCGGACTGATGGGCGAGGCGGGGCCGGAGGCGATCATGCCGCTGGCGCGCGGCGCCGACGGGCGGCTGGGGGTGCAGGCGGCGGGGGGCGGACGGCCGGTCAATGTGGTGATGAACATCTCCACCCCGGACGTGCAGGGCTTCCAGCGCAGCCAGAGCCAGATCGCGGCGCAGGTCGGCCGGGCGCTGGCCCGCGGCCAGAGGAACAGGTGAGGCGAGAATGGCATTCCACGAGATCAGATTTCCGGCCAACCTGAGCTTCGGCTCGGTCGGCGGGCCGGAGCGGCGGACCGAGGTGGTGACGCTGCAGAACGGGCACGAGGAGCGGAACACCCCCTGGGCGCATTCGCGCCGCCGCTACGACGCCGGGGTGGGGCTGCGGTCGCTGGACGACGTGGAGGCGCTGATCGCCTTCTTCGAGGCGCGGCGGGGGCGGCTGCACGGGTTCCGCTGGAAGGACTGGTCGGACTACAAGTCCTGCCCGGCCTCGCGCGCGCCCTCGGCCCTGGACCAGGTGATCGGCACCGGGGACGGGGTGCAGCGGGTGTTCCGGTTGCAGAAGACCTATCGTTCGGGTCAGGAGGTCTATGTGCGGCCGGTGGCGAAGCCGGTGCTCGGCTCGGTGCTGGTGGCGGTGGCGCAGGACCCGAAGATCGAGGGGCTGGAGTTCGAGGTGGACCCGGCGACGGGGCTTGTGACATTCGAGACCGCACCGGCGCTCGGCACCGAGATCAGCGCGGGGTTCGAGTTCGACGTGCCGGTGCGCTTCGACACCGACCACATCCAGACCTCGGTGGCCTCGTTCCAGGCCGGGGACGTGCCCTCGGTTCCGGTGGTGGAGGTGCGGGCATGATCCCGGCGGAATTGCAGGCGCATCTGGACGGCGGCGCGACGACGACCTGCCGGGCCTGGACGGTGTCGCGGCGCGACGGGGTGGTGCTGGGGTTCACCGACCACGATTGCGACCTGCTGATCGAGGGGGTGCTGCACCGGGCGGGGTCGGGCCTGACGGCGCGGGCCTTGCAGCAGGGCACCGGGCTGGCGGTGGACAATACCGAGGCCGTGGGGGCGCTGTCGGATGCGGCGATCTCGGAGGCCGATCTGGCGGCGGGGCGCTACGATGCGGCGGAGGTGCGGGTCTGGCTGGTCAACTGGGCCGATGTTGCGCAGCGGGCGGAACTGTTCCGGGGCACGCTGGGCGAGGTGGTGCGGCTGGGGGCGGAGTTCCGGGCCGAGCTGCGGGGCCTGTCGGAGGCGCTGAACCAGCCGGTGGGGCTGGCCTATACCCGCGGCTGCTCGGCCGTTCTGGGCGACGGGCGCTGCCGGTTCGATGCCGCGCAGCCGGGCTATTTCGCCGAACGGGCGGTGGAGGAGGTGGACGGCGAACGGCGGGTGTTCCGCTTCGCCGCCTTCGGTGGGTTCGACGACAGGTGGTTCGAGTTCGGCCGGGTGGAAGTGCTGAGCGGTGCGGCCTCCGGCCTGGTCGGTCTGGTGAAGTCGGACCGGGTGGCGGGGGTGGGGCGGGTGATGGAACTGTGGCACGGACTCCGCGCGGAATTGCGGGCGGGGGACCTGCTGCGCCTCACCGCCGGCTGCGACAAGCGGGCGGAGACCTGCCGGCTGAAATTCGCCAACCTGCCGAATTTCCGCGGTTTTCCCCATATCCCGGGCGAGGACTGGCTGACCGCCTATCCCAGGGCCGGGCAGAACACCGGCGGCGGTTCGCTGTTCGGCGGGCCGGCATGAGCGTGGCGGAGCGGGCGGTGGCGGAGGCGCGGCTGTGGCTGGGCACGCCCTATGTCCATCAGGCCAGCCGGCGCGGGGCGGGGACGGATTGCCTGGGCCTGCTGCGGGGCGTCTGGCGGGCGCTTTACGGCGTGGAGCCCGAGGCGGTGCCGGCCTATACCGCGGACTGGGCCGAGCCGACCGGCGACGAGGTGCTGCTGCGGGCGGGGCATCGCCTGCTGCTGGCGAAGCCGCTGGCGGCCGAGGCGGCGGGCGACGTGATCCTGTTCCGGATGCGGGCGGGCCATGTGGCCAAGCATCTGGGACTGCAATCGGCAACCGGCCCCGCGGCGCGGTTCATCCATGCCTACAGCGGCCATAGCGTTACCGAAAGCGCCCTGACCGACCCCTGGCGCCGCCGGATCGCGGCGCGTTTCGCATTTCCTGACGGAGCCTGCTGA